CGCTGCTCGCCTCAGACTCGATCTCCTTGGCATACTCGCCTCGGAAGTTGGTCATGGTCTCGACACGGTAGTAGAACGTGTCGGGAGACTGAATGAAGTAGTCCGCCAACAAGACCTGACCGAGAAGCCCGTTGTTGGCGTTGGGGGCAATCTGATTCGTGTACGAAGCTCGCAGGTTGATGCCCGGGGAAACCTGCCTAAGCCCTGTGTAGAAGATCGAGAATTCCTCCAACGGGGCTAGAGCCGTCGTGAACACCACGCGCCCTGTGTCATCGATCTTGTAGTCCGTGGGCGAGTCCAGGATAACGCCCGGTTGGCCTGTGACCCGACGGTACACAACGGTCGGCTGCGTCAGAACCGGAACCTGGCTGGTCGGGACCTCAACGGTTGGGGGCTCGAAGACCGGCCGTACCGAGTAAAGCAAGATTTGCGTCCCCTGCACGTACTGACGCAAAGCGTTCGCCGACAACATGACCTTCGTACGGTCCGTGTCTGGGTCGTAGCTTGCCCCCGAGACTTGCAGGAAGTCCGTGAAGGTTGACCCGCCATTTGTGAACAAAAGCACAACGCCTGTGCGGTACGAAAGGGTGCGGTCCCCCGCGATCAAGAGCGTGTTGCTGCCACGGGCAATGGCCTCAAACGCCTGAGTCTCTGGCGTGAAATACGCGGGGACCAACGGGGCACTCGTGATCGGGGTGGGCCCCGAGGACACGTAGAGCTTGGGATCGTTGAAGGTGTCTTGGAAAACCTGCGTACCAGCCAACGTGACCGTGGTCGTGTCAGGGGCGTAAACCGAACTGCCGATCAGGTAGACCTGATCTTTCTCAATTCGGAGCAAGTACCCCGTTGGGAAACTCGCTGTGTAATCCCCACCCGTGATCGTGAACTTGTTGTTGGGGTTACCGTTCTGATCCGTCTCTTGGATGTTGACGGTAGCCGTTTGGATCGGCGGATTCAGGATCGTCGTGGTCTTCTCACCACCGACAGCCTGCGTCACGTAGTAATCGATGTAGACCCGCTCACTCGGGCCAATGATCGCGCCGTGTGGAAGGGCATCGGTGATGATCGAGTCCGCCAAGAACGTGATGGTGGAGGCAACCGTGTCCACCACGCATTGGGTCCCCAGCGTCTGAGGACGTCCACCACGAAAGACAGCGGGTGGTGGGTTTGAAGCCACGGGAAGAACAGGTCGGCCCGGGCTAGCCACGTTAAAGGTCAACGTCGAAGTTGGGGTTGGGTGGGCTTGCGTGATCTCCTTTCGGATCAGAAACCGAGCATACTCGGTGACCGGGGGACCGGCTGGCGTCGGAGGATCCGTAGAGGGCGGCTGGGTCGTGTACGTGATCAGGACTTCTTCCTGAGTCAGCATTCGGTCCGTGAACTGGATCAACCCCAACCCGGGGGACATGATGTAGTCCACGTCGGGAACCAAGGTTTTGGCCCAGTACACGGTGGTCCCGAGGTCAGCGGCTGCGAAGTTTAGGTCGCCGGAAGCCGCACTCACCTGCACGGTACCCGTCGGGGGTGCCGTGAAAGCGCCGTTGTTGGGCACCACCACAACCGTAGCGAACTGCCCACCCGACGCCGGACCAAGGCGGAACCCCGAGCTGTTCACATAGGCGATCGGAATGTTGAGACGCGGGCCATTCGAGGCAGGCCCCAGCCCCCTGATACGCTCGACCTTGGTGGAAGGGTCTACCAACTGCACTTCATCGAAGTAACGGTCCGCGAGCACTTCCCGGTTGACCCGCACGCTGTACTGGGCACCCATGACGGGCGAGGGCGAGGGCACATCCGTAGTAAGGGCTGTGGCTGACACTACGGTTTGGACCGTGTAGACCCCCTTGGCAGCAGTGGTATCGATCTCGATCAGGTACCCAGGCTGCACCCCTGCTGCGATGAAGTCCGCCGTGAGGTCAGAGAAAGCTGTGCCCGAGAAAGAGGCGGAGGTTCCTTGCGCAACGATCTGCCCGGCATTTGTTGTGAGGGACACAACGCCCGAGGTCGAATCGAACAAGGCATCGGTACCCAGGACAAGCGGGTTGTAGATCCCTGTGCCGGGTCCCGTCTCAAGCTCAAGCAAGAGGTTGCCCTGTAGCACCAGAGGGTCAGGCAGCATTACGTCAGATGTGCGCTGTGTGATCGGGACGATCGTCAGGTTCTTGCGTTGCGCGTAGAACAGGGTTCCGGCATCGAAGTCGATGTAATACCCAAGGTTGCTCGCCGGGTAGATGCTGTAGGTGGCCCCCACGACAGCCGAAGGTGCCGGAGGGTTAGTTGTCAAGGTCGTTGGGGTGACGGTGACAACTGTGTAGAGCCCTTTGGCCACAGTCGTGTGAATTTGCAACAGAGATCCAGTGGTGACGCCAGCCGTGCTAAAGCTAGCCAACGGATCCGTGAGAGTCGGACCTGTAAACGTCGTACTCGTGCCCGCCACAACCAAAGACAGGTCCGGGAAGTCGTTGCTGGTGAACGTCCCCTGCCCCTGAAACACCTGGACCTTCAACTGGTACCCGGCATCCTGAATGGGCGTCGAAGGCAAGAAGACTTGCGGGGACCCAATGATAGGGTCGGCCCAAGTGGCCCCCTTGACCTCGTAGATGGCTGTCACATCCTTGAGGGCTTGGCTGCCATCAAGGTTCACCGGGGTCCGCAGTAGACGCACCGAAATACCACGCTCGATCGGCAGATCCCCGAACACCACAGTAACATCCTCAGGTGCATAGGTGCTCTGGTCAGAAGCCGAGAACTGCACGACACCCGTCAAGGGGTCCACCTGGACCTCACCCACCTTTCCGGACGGCGAAAACGAAGCGCTGGGCAGATACTTGAATCGAGGGAATTGGTAGTACGTGGAGGCTGCGGGTAACGAGAAGATCAGGTCCACGCCCACAGGGGGCAGACCCACGATAGCCGCCGGGGTCGCGATGTCCCCCAACACTTGACGAGGCAACTGTAGGCCGGTCGCGAACAGCACGCCATCGTAGTAGACCGGGGTACCCGCATAGGTGGCTGCGTCCCCTGCATTGAACGCCAGACGGCCAGTAGCCAGCGACCACTTCACGAAGCCCGAAGCCGGTGCCGGAACCAAACCAGCGTCGTTGGGGACCTCGATGGTCTGGAGGTAGAACCCAAAACCAAAGCGAAGCAACGGGAACTGCCCCGTGCCAGGCTTGGGGTTCAGCAAGATGAGCGGGTCCGTCAGGCTGACGGGGGCATACCCGACGTTCCCCGTGGACTCCTGGAAGTCGAAGAACTGCTGCTGCTGGAACCGAACCAACTGCCCCGCGTAGGTGGTCAAGTCAGCCGCGTGCCAGTTCAGGTTGCCCGTCTCTAGAGACAGTTCAGCGGTCAAGGAGGGCGGGGACCCGAAGTCCACATCGAGGGCCACGATCGTAACTGCCCAGGCCACACCGGAGCCCGTAGCGCCCACAGAGAGGCGATACGGGGCGGCGGGAACTACGGCAGCCTGGACAGGGGCCCGGACCTTCAAGCGAGCTGTGTTGGAATTCGCCGCAAGGTTACCCACGACCGTGATGGCGGCCCCTGGCAGAGGCTTGAACCGCCCTGACCGGGCCGCGTAATCGAACCGCTGCACGATCTCATTTTTAACCCATCCGAACTCGGCCCCGTACAGGGCCCCTGGGTATGGCGGGGGCGTCCCAGGGATCAGCGGCGGCTCACCCTCAGAGGTGACCAGCACGAGGTAGTCAGTCCGAGGGTTCGCCTCACTCGACGGGTAGGCCGCGTCAAACGCAACCTGATTTGAGATCAGGTTATCGGGTGTCTGCGTGAAGGGCGAGTTTGCCTGCCCCACGCGAATGGGCTCAAGAACATAACCTGAAATCTCGAAAGCCATCTTTAGATCACCGACCCGAAGCCGACGCCTGCACCACCAACCGGAGAACCCGTACCAACGATCGGGACAGGCTCGAAGAAGCCCGCGAACGTGATGTCCAGCCCGATCCCGATCGCCGTAGCGGTCTTGATCGGCCCATCACCAATCATTCCCATTGAAGCAAACCCCGCGATCATCGCAGGGACTGCCGTGGGGCCCACGATCCTCGCCACCCCGGCCCCAACACCGATCCCCGGGTGGTTGGTCTGCAAGAGTGCCAAGGCGGTCCAGCCGGTGATGAGCCCATTCGTGAGCCCCGTGATCAGCAAGGGGGCCATGGGACCCAAGATCCCCATGGACGAGAAGCCAGCGTAAAGACCGCCTTGAAGCAGCGGTGGGAGCACGAGCAACGGCATGATTGAGGTCCCTACACCAAGAACCCCAGCGTCCACCGTCACAACCTTGGCTTGGACCGTAAGGTACTGGCACACCCCAACCGCAACACCCATTGCGAATTTGGGCATACCCATCCCGATGTTCCCTGTAGAAAGCAGGTTCGGAGCGAGGAACGCTGCCGCAAGTGCTGGCGGGTTCAAGGGCACTACCTGCGCTCCAAATAGGCCGCAAGACGCAGGAAAATTTGTGGGTCTGTGCAGTTCTGTTTGATGGTGTTAGCAAGGTGGCTGATCACCGCGACGTTACCAGGCACATAGCCTTTGGCAGGATCGATCTTGTCCAGCGTCATCGACTGCTGTCCGACCTTACCCACGCCACGCTTGAACGGAACCCGTGTAATAGGGCAGAGACCGTCCACCGGGATCAAGCAACGAATGTCCTCTGCCGTGATCGTGAACGGCAGGCCCTCTTTTCGAGCACGCTGCTTAGCACATTTGAACAGCAAAATTTCGGGATTCTCGATGTAGTAGTTTCGTTCTTTCGATCGAACCAGCGTCAGATTCGTACGCCTGTACGCTTTCGAGTCCGCTCGGAACTTCTCTGCGTGCTTATCGTAATAAGCCTTGTTATAAACCCGACGACTTGAACGATGGGCTTCAAGTTGCTCAGGGGTTAGAGTCTCGACTTTGGCTGTCATAGGGCGGACCTAAACAAAGCAGATCCAGCCAAGGGCAGGCCGGTTATCCAATCCAGGCTAGGGGTACCAGGAGGCATCATCGGAGCCCCACGGCACACCCCAAGAGGGGCCGCAGCGGTCCCGATCAGCACCTGAGCGCTAGTGAGGGTAATGGCGGTGGGTGCCGTCAGGTTCATCGCGAGGCCCGCTGTGAGCGCCATCGCAAGACCTGCCGTAACCGACACCGCCCCGGCTGCCGCTGACAGGGATAGCGCTCCCGCTGCCGTAGCGAGACTGATGGCACCCGAGCCCACGGTTACCGAGTAGGCACCCGCCGGAATGTTGGTGGTCATGGCACCACCCAGCACGTTGATTGTGCGAGCACCCACCACCAAGTTCTCAGTGAGACCACCTGCAAGAATCGTAGATATCTTGCCACCGAGCACGATGGTTTCCAGAACCGCCAGAGCGTACTGGTATTGACTCTTGCCTGAGCTGAGCACGTCGATGCCCCCGGCATTCAAGCCAAAGCCCGATTGAGCGTTGACAGAAAACCTGTCTGCCAGAATTTTGTACCCACCGTTAACCGTAGTAGCCTTACCGCCATCCACACGCTGGATATTATCCCCAGAAGAGTACGTTTGTTTGTTCCCCTGTAGGCTCTCGCTGTACGCCACATTATTGTTATCGGGGACCCCTTGAGCCTCAACCACGTAGGACGAGTGGGTGCGAAAGGTCAGACCCGCACCTGAAGAACCGCCTCGGAAATCGAACACAACGCTGCCTTCCGAGGTCAGGTGAAGGGCCACCCCATTAGGACTAGCCGCCCCAAGACGCATCTTGAGGGCACCCGCCATATTGATCTCAGCCGAAACGTTCTTGACGCCGGATGCGTATTTCTCAACCCTTGACCCAGGGATGTTGACGAACAGCTTGCCTTGCTTTGAAACCGCCACAGCAAAAGCATTCAAGTTGTCGGAAACACCAGGGGGCTTCGGGGGCGGGTTAATCCTGAATAGGTACGCACCTGAGGTTGTGAACGCTTCGTCGTCATCCATTGGAGATCGAGCAATCGTCTCCAGGCTAAAAGTGCCAGGACTGGTCGCCAAGAAGTCGTCGAAAATCTTTGGCCGCAGTAGTTGCCCATACTGCTTAAGACCCGTATCCGAGGACGTGTCATTCCCGACGAGCGTGCCAAGGATACGCTCGATGTAGATCGGTTTACGATCCATTTGAAAACCGTCGATTTCCTCACGGACTTCTTGAACCAAGTCCGTAGAGTGCAGCATCTCCAAGCGTTCTTCGGTAAAAGCATCCGCCCCGGCATTCTCAGTGGGGTGCTCGAAGTCAATCCCAGGACTCGTTACGGGGTAGTGTGCCCGTCGTCCGTTTGAAAAGGTTACGGGTGGGAAGCGAGCTTCGTCATTGAACGTATTAAACAACACGTCGGTACTGACCGTGTAGCGTTTCAAGATAGTGTTGCCGAAATACCGTTCCGATGAATCCTTGAGCGTCTTCCCCTCTTTGATGATGTCCGGAGGTAAGAACAAGCCACCGCGCCGAACGGGGCCCGAGGATCTGAACACACCCGCTTCACTCGCTACCCGGTGAATTGCCTGTGAGACAAGCGTGCGGTCAGAATCGCGAAGCTCAAAAAGATCCCCCGCTCGATTGGCCATCCGTACATCACGAGTCAACGTGAACTCAGAACCAGACGCGGACATACCGCCCACGTCTCCTGGCTCTAGGTTCAGACTCTTGTACCTGATCTGCGGGGAAAACACCTTGTTGAACAGGGACTGCTCATCCGGGGTCACCTGCGACTGGTCGGTCGAGGAAAAAGGGTCGAAGCGCATGCCTGAGCGCTTGCCCACAGGCAGGTACCCAAGGATCATAGCCTCATGAAGCTGCTTGTGTTTCCGTCGATAGCCTAAGATGACCATCGAGTTAACTTCGGGTACACCACCCCAAAAACTACGCGGTCCAGTCATCCCCTGGGTGAGATCGATCTCAAAGCGCTCACCGCCGCCAGTAACGATGGTCACGTCAGCCTTCAACTCAAGGGGATCAACCCGAGTAAGGACCCCGAGCTTCATCCCAAAGGGCTCGTGATCTATGAATTCCTTACCTGGTACGTAACCAGACGGGTGCTTTGGTCTATAGTCTGACATGGCTTAGGGGGTAGAGAGTTGGGTCTGTTTGCGCAGAACATCTTGCTGGAGTTTAGCAATCTGTTCGTTTCTAGAGTCAATCTCATCCTTAAGGTTCACACCAATCACAACAGTATGAGAAGCTTGTTGGCTCTCCAGGTAATCCACTTGGGCTGTGAGCCTAGCTATCTGTGCCTTGTCGTTGGCCAATTCCAGAGAAAGCTTGGTCTTGGTTGTGTCCTTCTTCAGGTTTTTGCTGAAATCCTCCCAACTCTTGGAAAGGTCCCTAGCGTTTGATTCCACAGCCCCCACGGCTGCCTTCACGTCGCCCAGATTGAACCGATTCGGGGCTGAAAACGGCGGAGCAAGTTCGGAGGGTTCACTCTGTCCGTCTACTGGTTGGACCTGTGTCGGAGAGAAAAGAGCATCCAGTTTCAACCCGGACAAAAAGGCGTCCTGACTCTCAAGTGGATCCTGACCCACGGCTGAGTTCAAAGACCTAGGTAGCAGATCCCCACGGATTGCCTGCTCAAATTGTTGATGCGGGGTATCCAACTTGCTGTAAAGGTCCACCAAGAACTTGTCCACTTTGGACACGACTTCAGACGGGTTGCCCGCCGAAGACGAAGCACCACGTTGCAATAAGTCGAGTTCATCTTCAGCTTGTTGCAACCGAGCGGACACGCTACCCGCATTCGCAGAGGTCTGACGGGCTGCTAACTCCGCTTGGAGGCGTGCTATCTCCACTCGAACTTCTTGCAGTTGAGCCTCTAAGGGGCCGCCACTCACCTGTTGGGCATCTAGTTGGGATTGTAGGGAGGTGAACCTTTCACTAGCTGCTTGCAGCTTCAAATCCACATCTTCGGCGGCTGCTTGCTGTGCTTCAGCACCACCAGCCGTCAACTGGTCCCTCAGAATAGCAATGTTCTGCTCTAACTGCTCTTGCCGTCCCGCTTCAATTGGCCCACCGGCCACCGTGGCTTGGAAGAGGCCCGAGTTATCTGTGGTAGAGGAAGGGCCGGTAAGTGGTTGGACAGTGTACCCGATATTCATGAAGGCCAGGTCTGCCCGCCCGGTCAAGCACACACAATCCTCGTCCCTGGTAGACAACCCGTCCTTCACGGACATCTCAGTAAGCGTCAAAGCTCTGGACAACTGTCCAGCTTCCACAGACTGAATGACACCTTTCTGCTCTTGCGATCCGAGAGGTGCTGTGTCTACGAAATTGTCACCGACATCGACAAACTCCATTCTCTTAGTCTGAGGGTTGATCACCCCGGTAGAAGCAGTCTGTGTGTCGTCAGGAGTTAGAGTCGCAAGGGTGGCCGCCGGATCAGCATACCCCGTTGAGACCGTAGTGAGCCCTTGGGACTGCGCTGTCAGCGTTGCACTCAAGTCACCACTCAAGGCGAGTTGTAGACTGACGGCAGCTTTCGTAACATTCGGGCCGCTAACAACTAAGCGACCATCCCTCAAAGACACTCGTCTGCCGTATTGGAAGTTGCCGATTACTTCAAACCCACGTTCATCGCTCACCGGAACGATTACGGACGTAGTTGATTGAAGAATGTCCTTGGAATCAATGACCGTGACGTTCTTTGTGGGCAGAAGAAGTAACTCGCTAATGACCCCACCGCCAGCCGACGTGTCATGGGCGTACACATACACCCCAGATGAGTTAAGACCGTACTGGTAACGATTAGTCCCCAACTTATCGATTAGCTGATCCCGCGCACCAGTGACCAACCTGTCTTGCTGAAGAGGCAGGGTTTGAGTCTGTCGTTCCACCCTTTTCTGTTGATCAGAAACCGATAGGTTAGGGTCGGGCACACTCGCAGGCTTCTGTCCCGCTTGATTGCTGATATCCGCAGGGGTGTAGGGTCTAGTGTAGACCATCACTACGTTTGGGTAACCCACGATTCGTCCGGTCTTAGGGTGCCGAAGAATGAGTGGATCGAAGGGGTTATCGACACCCGCCGCTGCCGCGTAAGAAGCTTCATCTGGAGGGAGAGTGGCCGCGCTACCCGCCTCTAACTTGAAAATCCCGCCCGTCGCAAGTTGCCTAGACGAGTAACGAAATGTCCGTTTCTCTCCCTCTTTAGACTCGTCTGGTACGTTATTGAAGGAAGTTAGCTTGATATTCCCTATGCCTTTAGGGGCGATGAACTTGGAGCGCTTAGCCGTGAGCGTCAACTGCGTGGTGGCACGACCCCCAAACGCAATGTTGTGACTGATCCCCGTGATATACCAAATTTGATCTTTGGGGGCGATGTAGATTGGAAAACCTAACCGCAACTCCGCTCGCATTGGGATGGTTACAGTCGCTTGATTACGCGCTGAGTTGATCCTATCCAGAAGATCCAGCCCGTAGTAATACATGGCTTGAGGAGACGATAGGAACTCCGAGGTGTGGTCCTGTGATCGCCACCCGTACCTACGCAAAAGGCGGTAATCTGTGACAAACGTGCCTGGGGTTGCAGGGCCGTCAATACCAAGGTCCTGCGTACCGCCATAGGACCCCTTAAGCACAACCTGAGTCACAACACTCGATTCCGACTCAGAAAAATCCCAGTCGATGATGTCAATGTCTTGGATCCAAGACACAGGCTTGTTGCTCAGAACATCTAGGTTGTAAAAGGGTGGTTTGAATACGATGTCGCCGGTCACATCCATGTAGAACTCGAACCCCAGAGCTTCTTTACATGTGTTGGCGATCTCTAGTTTAGTCTGGTACTCAGACTGCCATATGTCCATGTTTCCGGCGTTAGCTGTCACGAAACGGTACGCGGCTACCTGGTCCGAGGCGGCGTCAAAGACCACCTGACCCCCGTCCACACCGCCGTTAGCGTCACGTATGATGGTGGAGACAACCGCACCCTTGTCGCCTTTGGCCCTAGAGTAGGTGTCAAATAGCGTGTCCCCGCGAACTGCAACACCTTGTGTTCCGTAAAGTAAGAGGCTGCTACGTATACGAGCAAAACGCTTACTCCAGTACCGCATGATATCGTCGGACGCCACAGTCTGGGCTTCTGTGTTCTTCTCTCGTATGACGTTGTTTAGGGTCCCTGTAGCCACGATAATGTCCCCGAAGGCTTGGTTCGCCAGCGTGAACATTATGTCGTAAGGGTTAACCTGAGCAAAGACGTTACCCTTGATGGTTTTCCCCTCCTGCGGGTTAGGAGCTGTGAACGCCGCGTTGACGTTCACCTTACAAATATCCCACCACTTCAGAATATCCGCACAAGAGATACTGACAGAATGCTCACCCCCGGAGTAGCTGTCCCCAACTTCCGTAACGATACCCCAGAAAATAGGGTAGTATTGTGGAATACCTTCCACCAAGTAATACCCCTTGGAGTAGATTTCTACCTCCATCATCGACGTGATGATCGGATTACCGTCGAAGTAGAAGTCGTCGATGGCGTGCCGTGGAATTGACAAGTTGAACGAGGCTGATCCAGGCGCACGATCTATTCCCAGATCGGTTTGAACTGACGTGATGTACTTGTTGAAGTCGAACGACCTGGAACAGCTAGGGCAACCTACGATCGCCTGCTCGCCATTCAAGTAGACAACCGTATCTGGAGCCGTGACCACAGTTGGCCGGACCCCAGATTGGTAGGTACCTTGATAGGGACTACGAGCCATCAGCCAGCCCCGGTAAAGTCGTTGGGCCCTACTGGACCCAAGCCATCATTGGACGGTAACGCAGGAGGCGGTAACGCCACATTCGGGCTAGGTTGAGGTGCAGTGTTCCCAGCCATGAGTGGGTTGCCCCCAGCACTGGTAGGAACGGAGGGCACAGTGGGCTTACCGTACATGTACTGGTTGTCCTCAAAATGGTCCAAGAGGTACCACGAACGCACGGTGAACGAAAAAGAATACTCCAATGTGAAAGGAGCTGAATCGGTCTCAGTTAGGGTGAAGGAGTCGAAGGACCCTATGTACAAAATCTTGTCGTAGTAGAGGTAGATTGAGCCGACAACCGACAGGTTCTTAGCCCTGGAGTTTCCCGGCACAAGTGGATCTGGAAACCAGATCCCTCCGTTATTCTTGTATATGAGCCACAGGGATAAGAGATTCTGGTAGCTCTTAGAGAACTGTCGAGCCGTTCGACTAAGCCCAGGGCCAGTTGGGTTATTGGCGTCTTGAGCGAAGAACGCGGCAACTTTACCCGAAGCCTCGATCTTGTCCTGGTTGTCGCCCCAGTGTTCGACAATAGGGCCGTTCCTCCCCCAGTTACCGTCCGCTATGAGTTTCTCGGCTGTGACTTGGAAAGACTGCGGGTTGACCAACATTCGTAGCGGTGGTGTCCTAGCCATCAGTTCGAGGGCTTGCCGCATCTGATTGATCATGACCCGTTGTTGCTCTAGAAAGGACCCTTCCAATTCATCAGTTCTGAGGGATTTGGCAGCAACCTGTGAGGTAGTCTTGCTGGCCTCATTAGCACTTAGGGCCCCCAGCTCTACCCAATTCGTTGCAGGCTCACTGTCGGAGACGAACGGCACTTGCACAACGGGTGCCGTAGAAGTGTCCTTGGTGTCGGAAACCGATCGGCCCTGTAGCTTAAGCCAGACCTCAGGAGAGATGCGAGCTGGCCGCAATAAGTCTGGGGCATTGATTTTATCCGCTGCTCCCGCTGCTAAAGGCTGAGGGCGTGGGGTACCAGGCCCTCCTGGTACATTCTTCTCAAGCACCTCAAAATGCAGATGGGGTGCCACCGGAGGCCCAGGCAAATGAGTAGTACCCACGTACCCAATAACCTCACCACCAACGACTTTTTTACCTACCGAAAGACCGGGCGCAAACCCTTTCAAGTGACCGTAGACAGTGACGCGGCCATCCGCATGCTCGATCAAGACACAGTTACCGTAGCGGTCCCGAACACCATCCGGAGCAACGGTCACCACCGTACCATCCGCCGCTGCACGAACGTCAGCCCCAAGTTCCGCTCGAATGTCTATACCAGCGTGACGTTTTGCAGGACCAGGTTGGATCAACCTGAGGGAACCTGGATTACTAAAGGGGGAGCTTATCTTACCAGTTGGCACTAACCCTGCCCCAGCTTTAACCGAAGTGGGTTCGTCGGTATCCGCTACCTCATCTTCAGCCTCAAGACCTACATCGGGGCCTTCAGCTACGAAGGTACTGTCTAGAGATCGTACAGAAGCGGAGCGATCCAGGATTCTCCCTGTAACGTCAGAACTCGGAGGGACGAATCCGACCGCCATCACATTGACGTCTTTAGGGCTTCGGAATTGTACCCCGGATAAAGGAATGAATTGCCCGTCAAGCGGTTCTGGCTGAGTCTCAAGAGCCTGGTAGAACGACAATAGCTCGTACACAGCGGGTTCGTAAAAATCCGCTGTATCTTCTATGTCTTGAGCTATCCGCTTCTTTGTGACCATTGCCTGCTACTCGACTCCATTACCAACTTCGCCTGCCGGACCGAAAACCCCGAAGTCCACACTCACATTCCTAGGCACCTCAACAACACTATTGGCAACATTGTTGTTCGTCTGTTGGAAGTTAGGGGCGTTCTCATAGTTAGTCTTACCCCTTGCCGAAGGATCTCGACTGAGCCCTGGGATCTTCATCAACTCTTCTTCGACCTTAAACGTCCAAGACACCTTAAAAGTGAAGGGTTGGTCGTCTGTTTCGGTCACATCAAAGGATCGGAAATACCCGATGTACGTGCCGCGATCAAAAAGCAGCATCACGTTGCCTTGCAGCACGATGTTGCCGTAGGGGTCGTAAACGCTCCCGTTGTTGCGGTAGAGATCATGCAGATCTCGGTAGCGATCCCATGCGATAGTCTTGTGGCGCAGCACTGAGGACAGCCCCGTAGATATGTTCATGAACGCGCCGGTCGAGCCATCAGCAGAGATAGCGGTCAAATCGTCCCCCCAGTGTTGCTCCACGAAGCCGCCCCGAGTCTGGATTCGTTCAACTTTCTTAGAGTGGTTCTCCGTAAAGGTCTGCGGGTTGATGTGCATCACCAAGGCATGCGGCAACAGGCATCGCCGGTTGTTGAGCGGGCTGGTTATTTGGAAGGCCATTGGGATGTAGGACTTCCGCTGCTCAAGACCGTGCTGATAGTTGGGGTTCGTGGACGGAACCTGCAACAAGTCAGTATCTGGGTTAGGGGAAGGAATGTGGGGCATCGCAGTACCTCTCAGCGCAACCGCTTATTACGGTCATGCTCCGCAGCGCCCTCAACCACACGAGCGTCAATGAAACGCCGCAGGTCGCCCTTCAACTCCAGCTCGACCTTCAGGTTCCCGCCACCACCACGGCCACCTGCGGGAGTGATCCGCTCTCCGGTGCCCACCGATGCCAAACCTTCACCTGGGGCCGAACGGACGTTAGCTATACCATTGGCGATACTCGTTACAAGACCACCGTCCGCGTTAGGCGACAGCATCTTACCCAACGCAGCTTGAGGGCTCCCCATAGTTGTGGCACCGCCTACAACACCTGACCCAAAGCTACCGGGACTAAAGGCACCGCCTCTCAGGCCCTGAGCCACAACCTTTTGGTCCAAATCTTTGTACATGTAATACTCGAACAAACCCGTGCGGATAGCCTCAAGGGTGGCTCCACCCATCTTGTCAACTGTGCTCTTCTCAATCGGAATACCCCTCTTGAGGGTGTCCGTCACACCCCCCACAGCCGCCGTAGTAGCCTCCACATCAGCGGGGGTAGCGGGGACGGTGGCAAGGGCGGCAACGGCAGGAGAGGCGGCAGGAGAGGCGGCAGGAGAGGCCTTTGGGGCCTCTTTGGGGGCATCACCCCCAAAGAAGTCAGCCACGCCACTCGCCATATCCGACCACACGCTTGTGGTGGGGGCGGCCTTGGGGGCAGTAGGGGCGGCCTTGGGAGCGGCGGCACCATCAGCAGCCTCCTCAGTGGCCTTTGTCAGCCTCTCCATGACTGCGACGTAATCCGTCTGATCTAAGTAGTAGGCCAACTTCGTGGCCATCTCATCAGCGGTCAATTTCCGACCCAGCTTTGCTTCGGACGCCTCGATATCAGCAGTGGATTGCTTCTTTGTGTTAGTGAAGCCGTGTCCCGCTATGGTCCTATTTGTGCTGCTATCCGCAACGGCATCCTCAAGGGCTGCCACAATAGCCGCTTTATCGTCCTCGCTACTCGCACTCATTTTGTCCGCGAGTGCAGGCAAGACCACTTTAGACAACGCATCCTTCTGGTACTTCGCCGCGTCCTCCCCGGATGCCTTCCAGGCACTCATGAGTTCTGTGTTTTTAGATTTCTCTAAGCCAGCTTGGATTTTCTCACCCTTGACATCCGCATCACTCTTCCCACCAAACATCGGGCTGTCAGCAATTTTCTTGAGGGAGGTGAAAATCTTGGTCAGGAGATTCTCTACCAAGATGGAGAACTCATCTAGAGTGCTCACGGTAAGGTGTGCAGTAGCGTCTTGGAACTCCTTTGTTTTTGCCGAGGCTTTGAGCAGATCTTGCTGGCCTTGAGTGAAGCTGTTGTAGATATCCTGATCATCTGCACCACGCACGTTAGCAGCAGTGGCGGCTTTCCCAGTAAGACCGCTCAGCTTCTTCAGTTGAGCCGTCTCTTTGACCGTCAAAGACAGACCCTTTTCCAACTTTTTGGCAAGGGTCTCCCGCGTAATCTCCAAACTCCCAGACATGAGAGCCATCTGAGTTATCATGTCCTCGCTCTGACCCGTCATCCCCTTGAAAGCAATGATCTGAGTGCCCGAAAGTTTCGCCAGAGGTGTGCCGAAGTTCTTCTGAGCCAGGGCCTCAAGTAACGCCATGTTCTCCCCAGGACCCTGATCTTTAATGACCATGGCCAGATCAATAGAGTTCTTAGTGTTTAGGCGACCCTGATTAATGGCGAGTCGTTCCAAGGCCCCACGTTGGTCGGATGTGATCTTATCCCCAAGTGTGGCCAACAAACCGGACATCCCTTTGGTGTCCCCCTTAGAGATAGCATCTTTCAGGGCTAACATGGAGGCAGGATCAACTTTGGCCCCCAGGTCGCTTACGGTACTTTCAACCCTGCTGGATAACCCCTTCTGAGCGATACCCCTGGCTTTACCCTCACCAGCCAACATGACTGTTTTCAAGTTATCTAAGACATCGCCCTTACCGAAATCGGTGAGTGTGCGAAGGAACTTTGCTGAGTCCCGAGGATTCATCACCTTGCCCATAGCAGTGAGCGCTGTGGTGACGTCAACCATGCGTAGGGCAAACAGGGACAAGTCTGTGGAAAAGCTTTTGATGATCCCAAAGAACTTGTTGCTCGCCATCCCAGCCTCAGCCGCACCCTGCGTTAGGCGTTCATACTCCACAGTGAGGCTGGTTAGGCTCATCCCTACTTCGCTGGTAAGCTCCCCTTGAAGTTGAGTAAGTTCACTCAAACTAACGCCCCAATTCCTAGAGTATGCAACGCTAGTCCACATCACGTCGTTGAGGCCTGATAGCCCACCGGACAGCTTACTCACTTCTTTTGGGACCTTCGCGATTTGATCGTTGAGCATCGAAAGAGTCACACCCTCAGCCCCGAGCTGAGACTGAAAAGATGAGGTCATTTCCTTGGTGATGCCTCGCTGCACGTTGACCAGACGTGAAGCCTCGTCATAAGCCACACCCATAGCCTTCTCGGCCGCAGCGGCACCCAAGCCTACATTACCCATGCTACCGGCCAAGAAATCGGCGCTACCAGAAGTAGACAGAATTTCCTTCTGGAAATCCTTCATGGCTGCTTCCGCACCCAGGAGGAATTTAACAATGCCCATGATAACCCCACCAATCATACCCAGCATGGGGAGCATCGTACTAATCCCCTTAAGCACGGGGGCGATACTGGACGCAAGCTTACCGATAACCCCGATAACGCCCTTCATCGCTGGGTCGCCACCCGTGGCTTCTTCTTTCTTGGCAGCGGTATGCATCTTACCGATAAGGTCTAGCTTGGAAACGGTTTTTCCAAACACCCTGCCCAACCCTACAAAGATCCCCGGCAAGTCCTTTGAGGCGAAAGCCCTAAATGGTTCTGACAAGTCCTCCCCAGACGCCTTGAGTGCATCAGTCAGGCCCTGTATATTCACACTCTTTTCCAAATCCTGGTGGGGCTCTGCCATGCTCTCCCCAGATGCTTCAAGTTCTCTGAGGGTCGCTAACTCCTGCTTCTTGACACTGAGGATGCTTTCAGCCCCCTTCAGAGCGACTTCCTGGGCTCGAACCATCTCCATGACGGACTCGACGTTTGCCTCAGCCGCCGCCACCTTACTCTTTGAGGCCGCTATAGCGGCCTCATCAACACGCAACCCGCGCTTCTGGTTCGCAAGCTGCTTCTGACCAAGGGCGTAATCGTCCTCTCTAAGGGACTTCAACTCCTTCTCTGCGTTGGTCTGTCGCGTCTTTAGTTCAGTAACGACCGCCAAAGTCTGATTAGCTGTCTTCACAACTTCAGCAAACGACAAGTTAGTGGACGCAATTACGTCCCTAATCGCTTTGCGGGATTTCAACTCCTTCTGCAAGACAGGGCCCACCACTTGCTTGACCCGACCCATCCTGTAAAGATACTGAGTAAGGCCCTTGTTCAGATCCTTCTCATTCCTCTCAACCACCTTGAGTTTCTTGGTCAACTCCTTCTGAAATTTAGTGGCTTGCGAGATCGCGGTCTGAGAATCGACCGCAAACTTGAAGTTGACTACTTCTGGTTTTTCAATAGCCACGGATCATGTCTTTCTTCTGAACGGTGGGGTCCGAGGGGCTACAGTCGCAGGTAACGAAGTAGCCTGTGCTGTATCGCGATCTGTAGTAGAAACTGCCGCATCTGGGCCCAGTTCCCATCGCTGTAAAAAGTCTTGAGTCTTACCGTCATGGATCTCCGGGTACACCTGCCGTCTACCAGCCTCTTGAGCTTGAAGCTGTTTGCGGCGCTCTACCCGCCTACCTACCTCACCGGGTGTTATACCTTGCATGTCGGAACCACCCACGACATCATGGTCGCCAAACTGAATAGCATTCTCTTTTGCCACGACTTCAATCTGATTCCGACGCGCATTGTACTGATCTCGGATCTTCGTCTCGTGGGCATCGATCACCTGATCGTGCCAATCCTTATCCCCACGAAGATCCTTCTCTAGCTGAGAAGCCAGTTCCTCAACCGTACTGGCGGACGTAACCACAGCACCGGGGGTCATAGTAACGTTAGAATCAGGTCTTTCGCCTAAAACGACCTCCCGAAGAAGTTTGTCTTTACGGGCCAGGCGTTCTTCCTTGTCCTTACGCCTACGCTCGTTGTCCTGGTTGTAGACCTTTGTGATACCCTTACCAGCGAAGCAGGACCCTACAAATTTAGAGTTCTCCCACTCCCGCTCGTGCTGCTCATTCCTGTCCTCAGCGTGGTTGACGGCTCTCCAAAGTTGCTGTGCCCAATTGAGGCCCAGGTGTTGGGTGCCCTCTAGGCCCGTTACGGCAGTCGAGGTCAAATCCAAACCTTTAGTTTGCATCCAACGGTACCGGGACACCGATTCCATCGCGTACGCCTCAGTAAGGATCACAGCGTTAGAAGACCGGCGATTCACGTTACTCACGTGCCGAACAATCATAGCTCTGGCTTCTTTGGGCAACGTCTCAAACAACTCAGCTAACTTAGGAAGCCACTTAGAGCGCTCCGAAAGAATGTTGATACCGTCAACCATGAACACGCCATAAGCCAAGAAGGTGGACCAAAACTTAGCTGTGACGCGATTGCCCCTTAGGCCGCCCCCTAACCTAAGCAGCTCGAACTCGTGGTGATTCAAGCTCTTGAACACGAAGTACACATCGTTTATCTCGGCAGCTACCGTGATAAACCCGCGATAGAGCACAAATTCAACGTCCCGATAGACCTCTAGGTTAACCTCCGGCTCTTTAGGAGCCGTGATGTGGATGGCCTGAGACCCGTCGTGCTCAGCACGTAACCTTGTCTGCTCCGCCTCGTACGCCTGTGCCTGTGCTGCCTCTGACATACAGCCTAGATCTTGGGTTGAGGCTTAAATCTTGGGTTGATACCGGCAGAAGGGGGTTTATCCAGAATCGTAGCCAAACCCGACGCATCAAAGGGCTCTCGTTTGCGTACCTCCACAGGCCCCTGCGGTTGATCAGGGCGGTACACTTCGATCAAACCATGACTGTCGGCAGCCCCTTCCAAAGCGGCAATCTCAGCCCCACGCTTCAATGCAGGTGACGTGTCTTGAGATGCCTGTGCTGCCACCACCGGTACCGGCGTACGAGATGCGATCACCTGTTGTAGGGTCAAATGTGGATCCATGGGACGACCCGCAGACGGGCGGGCTTGATCAGCAGCGGCTTGATCAGCAGCGGCTTGCTGAATAGCGGCTTCTGCCGCAGCAGAGGCTTGATCAGCAGAGGCTTGCTGAATAGCGGCTTCTGCCGCAGCAGCGGCTTGATCAGCAGCGGCTTGATCAGCAGCGGCTTGATCAGCAGCGGCTTGTGCCCTGGCCAACTCATCGGTCTTGGTCATCGCTGCCTTGATTTCGTCAGCAGTGGATTTCCGCATGAGCCCAAGCTCATCCAAAATCGAAGTCACCATAGACTGCGGCATGGCCTCCTCGCACTCCTGTGCTTCCAACAGCAACCTCCGATACTTGTCCTCATCCCGCTCATCGGAAAGAACAAAGGTTACGCCCTGCTTAGCCTTGATCTCAGCCGCTCCAACCACGTCACCAAACTTACGGAAAGCTGTGAATATAGCCTCCTTGCCCCATGTACCAAGTACCTGTTTGTTCAGATACGCATGCAGCTCGTGCTTCACAGTTTTAGTTTGACCCGGCCTCTTAGGGTCGTCCTCATCAACCTCTACGAAAGCAGTGTCACGGAGATCAACCCCATTGAGAGACACTATCGAACGCGCAATGTGCCCCCGCTGGTAGGCATTCAAGTACGCCATACCGTCAAGACCATCGCAATCTTGTAGGATAGAGTTGTACTCGTCCTGCCTAAGATTACGAAGGACAAGTTCACAATCTTCAATTGTGAATGCCTCCTCAACCAAACCGACATTCTTGGCTTTGGCGAGGGCGTCCTTGAGTTTTTTACCGTCTATTGCCATGCTCATCCTCATTTGATGTGAGGATGACAGCGCTGAACTGAACGTGATCTACATCTGGGTCTGGTGTCCTACCCGCGACCTGAAATTTACATCTGGTTTGATCTTATTTGATGCACATCTAGCTCAACCGCTGTCACCCACGTCTCGCCGCCTACCCACTAGATCGGAACGACCGAGTTACTGTTGTTAGCGAACCTCAGGGAGAAGCCCTTGCCCGGACCACCATTATCCGACACTGGCGCAAGGCCCGTATCGATGAACTCACCATACTGGCTCACGCCGTCGATGATGTCCGTAACGGTGCACTCAGCGTTCTCAACGACCATCGCCGAATCACTGGTGAAGCTCGCCGAGTTGCTGTTCAACCAGCACCCCTCGAAGAAGGTCAAGAGGGCTCGCGGGGTAACGATCGGGTTGTCCGCACTCGTAGGACCCGTCGTAACAGTCGCCGCAACCGAAGCACCATTGGGATCCTGGAGCGAAGCCAACTCCGAGAAAACCATCTCTTGCTTGATGTCGAAGGGCCAACGGTGGTGACGCAGCGAACGCGCCAGACCGTCGATGCCACCCTTGTACCCAACGACCTGCCACAGGTTCGCCGTGTACAACAGCGTGCGGTTCAAGGTCAGGGTCATCGCTTCAGTGATCGACGGCACAAGCTCGGCAATCTGATCGCCGTAACCAACGCCACGAACTGAATCAATGGTACGTGACTCCTGGTACCCGAACTCCGAGATCACCCCGAGCTGCTGAAAGCCGCCCGCACCGACTGTGTAGCCGTAGATCTTGTTCTTCTGAGACACAGCCGCACGTGTATTTGGCGCTGTTCCCATCCTGTAAATGTAATTCGATGTAGTTACGTTCGCCATTTTAGGACTCCTTCAGCGGTTCAAGAGCGGTTCAAACCTCGAACAGCCCGTGGATCTCAGTCGCCTGCTTGGAGAGATCCGCCAAGTCGTTGCCAACCCACGGTTGTGCGAGATCCACGTTCTGCGCAATCTCAGCGACCCGAGATGCAATCTTGTGAAGATCTTGTTTGGCACGCACCGAATCAAACCGCTTACCAGCGGTCTTGAGACGTTCAATCGCCTCATCCGTCGCCGCTACCTTGGCTACGATGTCTTCGGCGAGTTCCACATTGGCGGTGAAAGTGTCGTAGGAAGCGGTCTTGAGCATGGCAGTTTGTTTCTCCGACTCGCTATAGCGAGCAATCTGAGCCTGACGATCATGGCCCTGCATAAGAGGGTTAGTAGTAGACGAAAACCGAGCCCGCCTAAACGGCAGCATTGCCCACATCCGGTCGAGGTCCACGGACAGCATCACCTGGTGCGAGGACACGAACTCCCTGAGCGCTACCCGGGCTGTTCGCGTGGGTACCAAACCGGTGATCAGCTTGAGCACAGAAATTGGGCCTAGCATGTAACGCTGGCCGTCCGGGACCTGAACGTAGTCCACAAACCCGTCGGTCCCAAACGTCACCATGGCCACACGACGTGGCTGCTGCGTCTTCTTGAGCGGTGGCATCCCTACAGGGAACCCACTAGAAGAACATCAATGCCACCGGGACCGCGCTCCGGACCTCCCGAGTACCGGAACCGTCACACGACGGACAGGTACGGTGCCCACAAGTACACGTGGCATCCGGGTCAACAAAGACCCGACACCTTGGAAGGTGCACATGCCCACGCCCCGCACAGATTGGGCAAACTTGTTTCACTACAGTTACGTAGCGCAACCTACAAATGAATCACGAGAATTCGCGGGAAATATCACTCATTCCAGTTGATGAACTTGCCCGCCTCGATCTCATCCTCTTTCGAGTCAAATGCCTCAATGTAGGCCTCAATTCTGTCCTTCAAACTGTCCCGCCAGCCCTGCGTGCGCTTCACGATCGGGGCCTTACCTGGCATCAGAGGACGGCCCCTAGCGAAGCTGTATAGCTGCACTCGAATCGCATCATCGCCAACCCCAGCGCCCGTAGTGCCGTCCTGTGCGATCGATGTCCAAACCCGGATACCCGTCTTGGGACTCAAGTACAGATCGAACACAAGCTCGCCCTTCTGCGCCCCTTTCTTAGGCTTGAGCACACGAAACGCTCGCTTGAGGAACTTCTCCATGTCTTCAAGAGAAATCGCTGTGTAGGTTGCCGCCATGGCCCGCTTTTTCATGACCCCCTCCGATCATACGTTGCGGGCATCTCATCGGCGTACCGCTCGATGGTTTCCAACACGTGTGGGTCCACAGCCTCAACAGCAGCCGTCTTCTCCCCAGACTCGAACACCTCGCCCTTGGGGACGTTCTCCCCCTCGTGCAAACCAGCCTCACGGACGAAGCGGCTGATGCCCGCCTCCATGCCGTTATCCGAAACCATGGGGCACAACACTTCGAGATTCACGGCAGCTCGGGTCAAGGCCACATACGCCAAGTTGCGCTCAGCCTTCAACTTCTCCGCTTCCTCCACCGGATCAGGTGGAGGCTCATTGGGACGAGGCCTACGCACAGGCGGGAACTTACCCGCAGGCATCAACACCGAAACGTTAGGCCACTCAAGACCCTTGACCGAGTGCACCGTAGAAAGCGTGATGGCCGGGGGTTTCGCCCGACGCTGCCCAGGATCCGCGATCTTGTTCTGATCCTTCTCCCACTTCTCGGGGTCGATCCGCAGAGTCTCCGACAGCTTCGAGTACCTGGCAATCTTGCTCACAAACCCTTGAGCCGTAGAAGGGTCTGTATTGTTGGTCTGGTCGTTATCGTTAGGAACCGCCATTTGGTACAGGAACTGAACGGCACCCAGACCCTTGCCCGGTACGTCCTCCTTCTTTTTGACCCCTAGCAAACCTTCTTCACCAACCTCCGGCACCACTTCCTCTGTCTCAGTCTCGTCCTCATCCCCGTCGTCATCGGCGAAGATAGCGGTGTCATGCGTGATCTGCTCACGCAACGTGCTGGTCTCCGTGTAGGCACCCCGCTCACGGGACCAACCTGAAACCACTGAGGTCATGCTGTCAAGGATGTAGTCCAGCAGCTTGTCCGTGCTGTTGTCCCCAGCCGCCACGAACGCGGACAAATCCCGCAGATTCTTGGCCATCCCCTTGAGGTTGTCAGCCAGCTCGTCCACACGCTTACCGTACATCCACTCGCCCTTGCGGACATCGCCACGAGCGGAGGCCATGATCTTGAGCCTGTACGGCTGCTTGAGCTTGTCGGCAAGAAGCCGGATGTTGCGGCTCTCCAACAAGGCCATAGGGCTCACGGACCTGATATCGACACGCTCACGCCTGGAGAGGTCATCGAGAGCCTCATCCACAGCCTTCGCCACATCGTCAGGACCCAGGTAGGTGCCACGATCGGGCTTCATGAGCGCCGACACGAGAGAGCCCCTCATCTTCTCATAGTCATTGCCCGTGATCAGGTCGATATACCCCAAGACTGCCTTGGTTTCAGGGGCCTCCAAGAAGCCCTTACCACCACGCCGCACGTAGGGGATCTCGTTGATGATGCAGGCAGTCTCGAAGTCGTTCAACTCTGCGTTGGTGCGTGCCAGAACCGCGTAGTCCTCAGCCTTCGCATCTTCGGTCGCGATGTCCTTGACCACACGACCGATAGTCTGGATCGCCGCCGACGTGTTGTCGCTTGGCGTGTCCACGATAATAGAAGCCTTGCCCCTAGCCTTCTTAGGGTTAGCTCGGGCTTCCATAGGGATGTTGCCATCGTTGTGGGCAACCAAACGATTGGCAGCATCAACGATCTCCGGCTCGCAACGGTAGTTCGTCTTGATCATCCGGGTCTTCCAACCCTCTTTACCATCGAGGCTCGTGAACAGCTCAGGACGAGCGCCACGAAACTGGTAAATGGCTTGCTTATCGTCCCCGATCATCCACAGAGATTTGCCGTCAGAGCCATCCCCGATGTGCTCGGTCATCAACTCGAAGATCTGATGCTGCACAAGGTTCAAGTCCTGGCACTCATCGACCAAGAAATGGTCGAACATGCCCTGGACCATTGCCTTGGCTTTCGGGTCCCGCTTCAAGATCTGCTGGAACACCTTGAGCATGTCGTCAAGATCACCTAGACGCTCACCACCCGGACGATTCTTCTTCATGAAGTTGTCGTAAGCCGGTGACACACACGGCGGACGCCACCCAGGGATGTCACCCTTGACGCCCATATACATCTCGTACCAAACGACCGCCTGGGCTTCCGCCTTCGAGGTCACCTTTTTCTTAGCCTCTTCGAGACTCACGTCGTTGCCACGCCACTTGTTCAAGAGCAGGTTGGCCTTCTTGGCCTTCGGGGGCTCCACCAGCCATTCAACGGGGAAGCCGAACCGTCTGGCCAAGCCCTCCACGTCGCAATTGGTCCAGATGTTACGGATCGCAATTGAAATCGTGGTCGGACTCACGGACCGCACGCCCTTCTTGGGTGGCGCGATCAGACGGGGCGGCTTGAGCATCGCCTGTTCCTCAGGTGTGCCGAAACCAGGCACCTGACGGTCCCCCGTGATGAACTTGTAGAACAGCGAGTGCATAGTGCCGACCTGGACCCCGACATCGGAGCCATCGGTCCCCAGCTTCTTCGCAATCTTACCCTTGAGTTCATCAGCCGCTTTGCGGTTGAACGAGCACGCAAGGATACGGTTGGGATTCTGCTTGCGTTCCTTCACCAAGTAGTCAATGCGAGCCACGAGCGTGGTGGAATTGTGGTTAACAAAACCACCAGCGGAAAATGAGTGAGTGCCAGGCACTACGAAGTCGTAGACCTCCGCCTCAGAGTCCTCTAAGATACCCACCGCGTCATAGAACCAGGGTGTTTCTGAAAACTTCTGAAGAGCGGCACGAGCTGGGGTATTAGACTCCGGGTAGGCGTGTAGGAATTTCAGTAACGTAGGCTTTGATGCATTCCTTGTGCCACTGATGCAACATTTAAAAGCCCCGTACTCAGGGTATAGCGTAGGGTGTAAGCCAGCGCCCTTGGCCTCTTCATGCACCTCCCTAAACAAATGAGAGATGCCAGGAAAGACGTCAAGATTAGGGTTCGAGGTTAGATCGTTCAACGCCGATTCGGCGGCCTGTTGTTTAGCGACTAGGTTAAAACCTATATCTCGCAAGAACAGCCTGGCATTGTCCCCAGTCAACGAAATGTTCCAGCACCCTCTCTTGTCATTAGGCTTAAAGCGTAACGCCGACACGATACCGAAGGACAGAAGTAGTTGATGGATCTGCCTTGCAAGCTTTTCACTTGAACTGTCATAGTAAACAGTGCTTCGGTAGAACCCGCCATCCCCGTCAAAAAGGGCACGAAGAAAAGACACTACAACTTTTTTAGGGGACCTAAGAACCCCAACCGGAACCTCTTTATCGTAGGCAAGTGAATAAGTGAGCCCAAAGTCAGCAAGGGCTTCTAAATTCGCCTTGCGGTAGAACTTCAGACACCAATGCTTTTCAGATTCGTCATAGAAAGCAGTCCACTTTGAGATGATACCCTCTACAGAAGTCTTGTAAAGACCCAACTGTGCCTCGTCCGTGGTCGTCAAGTTAACAACGGAATGATGCCCGTAGACAACTTGACCCTCACTTACAATGTAACCAAGAAGAGAGGCAACCTGTGGTGTCAACTCAACGGGTATATTGGAAGGCTCTGAATTAGTGACTTTGACAAACGCACGCTCAGAAACACGAAACGGTTCCTCCGCAAACAACCCTGCTCGACGATCAACGCATAAAAAGTCTGAACTTTCGACCTGCCCCAGTGCTACCCATTGAAGCTCCCCATCCCGCAATACCCAAAGAGGATGGTTAGGAGTACCTTCAATCTGATACCCTAGATGGGTTGTCAATCTAATCGTGCTTCGACGCCCGTTATTCAGGATAGTGCTGGTCTTTTCTGGACCACCTAAGCCCAACACAGTCTCAACCAACTCTGACTCTTCGTTCGCGGCCAGGTGCTCTGCAAACTCTCGAATTGGGATCATCCCTCTAACGGTTTGAACAAGAGTATCCCCTCGAATGCACTTCCCGGCACCCGCACCGGCTGCCACCAAGACCTTGCCGTCGGTGAGCGCTGCCGCTTGCTGTTCCTCATCCAGACTCCGGAGAGAAGCTGGAACGTTGGTGGACTTGCTGGGGTCCGTCATGGCAGCCGCCACAGCCGCCGTAGCAATGCCCACAACCTCGGACTTATTCGGAGGCACATCGGGCTCCCCCGAGACTTCCATGGCCCTCTGAGCCGCTCCAGTGGCCCGCGTCTGCATGTCCAAGAGTATCTGCGCGTGCTGGTCCGAAGCCTGTTGGCTGTCCTCAGAAGCCGGGGTCGCAGCCTGTTGTTGAGCCTTGGCCGCGTACAAGGAATCGAGGTCTGCCGCCGCCTCGTCTCCGCCAACCGATACCGCGTTCTGAAACGACCCAGAACCAGCCGTCTCAGCCGCTACGTCGATCCACTTACGCAAACGCTGGTTCCTCATCGGAATGACGGCAAACTTATCGAGCGCTGCATCCGCGTCATCCACCATAGAGGCCGCCAACGCCGCCTTGACCTCCAGCAAAGCCTTGTTCGACTTGAACACAGCTCGCATCGTAGAAGCCCCGCCCCTCGAAAGAAGCGTACGCAACTGAAGGCTCCGCCGACCCAAGCCTTGCGTGTTGGTAGCCACAAACCGGAAAGCCTTGTCCAACATCCGCTTGTGGTTGGCACTCGGAAGGTTGTCACCCAAGAAGGCTTGGATGGTGGCCAGGTGCTGACGATCCGCGAGCCGAATGAGCATGATGCCCTTACGAATCAGGTCGTCTTCCACGTCGGGGCCTGCCGTTTCCTCAACGTACCGAGTGTACGTATCGAGAGCGAGCATGAACACGAGATACTCTGCGATCTCAAGCTCACCGATGTTGTCATCAGGATCAAGCTCGTCTGCAAGAACCCGACGGGAAACGCGCTCTGAAAGATTAGGCATACCTTGACTCCAACTTGCGTAATGTAGAGGAAGAATATCGGATCAACACAAAGGATCCCGAGCTGGGGGGCAATTTGGACCCAAAAGCGGGAACTGCGGTGGACACGCCGGAGAGTCAGGCTGAGGCTGAGGCGTCATCGGGATGTTTGGGAACACCCTGATCAAACGTGGACGAAAGTTCATAACCAAGGCGTAGTCATGGAGCATAGCTATACCATCTGCCGTGCAAACGCGAAAGGCCAGACAGCCCCAAGTGTTCCTCGGGATCTCGATCGTGTTGCCCTCCCACCCTTGCACGGTGGGCAACGGAACCCCATACATGGTCGCCACATCGGCCTGCGTGAGCTGCAAAGCCTCCCGGAGAAAAGCGAAGCTTTCCCCACGGATAAGCCCCATTTGAACCAAAGTCGAGGCCGCCCTGAGGTTCGCCGCCTTCTGGACAGGGTCAGAGAAAGACGGGCCCCACTGATACAAACGCCCCGGCACCGCCGCCACGAAAATCAGCCCCGTGGCCCCAACCGGCATCAACAGGTCAAAGAGCCCGATCTTACCCACCTGCTCGGGGTAATCCGCCTCCAGTACAACTATCGGAAAATCAGCAAGGTCGTCGGCCATCTAGACCCCCGTTAGTGAACGTGGTGTAACTGCTTAATAATATGGAAATTAACGTGCGGATAGAACGGGACCTTCCGGCCATAGTGCCCGATGCAGTGTCCTTCGAGACCGGGGCCTCCAAAGCCCAACTCGAAACCTCGCTGGCTTACGAGCACCACGGCTCGGAATTCACCCCCTTCGACCGTGGGGCTTTGCCCAGTTTCTACGAGGACTTGCTGCTCGGCCGGGCCATGCCCCTGGTATTCGCTACACCCCGTGTTCAAGACATTGACACCCTCATGGCCATCGCGTTGTTCCTACATCGAGATCTCGCAACACACCCAGCCACCGCTGGATTCGTCTACACGGTGGACTTCGTGCACCGCCTGGGGCTACCCGCTTTGGCCCACATCGAAGAAGACCTGGCCCGCTTCTTGTCAGCCCTTAGGGTCTACTTCCCCGACACCGGGATCTCGCAACGTGAGCTGAGCCACCGGGTCACCACAGCGGTGGGGTGGATCCGAGAGTACATCCATGAAGGCAAGCTGCCCCTTCTGGGACAGACGCCACACACCGAGGTGCGGATCCTGGACCGGGGAACCAACGGGTTTGTGGCGGCTGAAACCCAAGCACCTCTGTGGGACGGCTGGGTCGAGCTGTTTCGAGCCGGGTTCTTACGAGGGATCCTCGTAGACCACAGCCCAGGAGACCGAAAGCACTGCTTGGTCGCTCGCAAAAGCCAGTTCCTGGGGTTCGACCTACCGTTGGCTTGTCGGGTACTCAACCAGATGGAACTCGCGATGGGTGAGCTTGCAGACTGGACCACCACCCCAGACGGCCTCTGGCTCAAAAGCCCACCCGAAGGGACCCTACTCCTGCTCCGAGACATCCTGGAAATACTGGTCCGCGTCTGAGGGCTCAGGGCTCAGGGCTTCTGCCAAACCAAAAGGGGTTCCCGCTTCATCCCCTTCTTGAAACTGCGAACAGGCATGTAGACAGGTTCCAAGGGAGTCAACCCCGCCAACTGAACTAACGGGCCCATTGCCAAATCCAACCGCAGACCGCCCACAGGCTTCTGAGGTAGGTTGAGAACCAAAAAGCCGCCAGATTTCAAACGCTGTGCCGCCCGTGCCACAACAGACCCCAAAAAGGACTGCACCCACTGCTCGACAGAGGACCCCCGTAACGACGCCTCAAACTTCTTCCCGTACACCTCCAGATCAAAGTACGGGGGTGAGGTAAACACAAGATCCAAAGCCTCGCCTGGATCAAAAGTTGTTGCATCCGCACACTCTATACGGCAGCTCGTCTTGCACTCAAGAGCATCTACCAGAGCTTGATTCCCTTGAGCTGTCTCGGGCTCCAGATCCGTACCAATGTAACGACCAACCCCAGCCGCCATCGCACCCAAAAGACGCCCACCGTACCCCGCACAAGGGTCCCAAACGACGCCACCCTTAGGGCAGTAATTCTCATACACGTACTTAGCTACCGCTGGCCGAAACACCGAAGGCGTCCGACTAAACATCACAACGGCCTTCAACACCCTCTCCGGGGTCGTAGGATGCCCTGAGTCCAGTTGCAGACGGATTGCTTTCCGCAACGAGGCATCGTTGTGCCACATGTCCCAGGCACTGCGGTCCCCTTGCCGCTTAGCGTGGTAACGGTTAGGAAAGAATGAAGCGCAAGCAGCCGTCCCAATAGTGCTGTACGGGTGAATCTGACGCCCAGCATCCAAATAGGGGACTAGCTTGTGTATCCTGGTCAACGCCTTCTTTAGCTCAGTTTCATTAGGAGGGACAACAGGGAAGGGTTTCATCCTTACCCCCAGGAGAGTGTCATTGACCTTAGTCCACTTAGCGCTTTCAGACAGGTGCTCCCAGAGAGCGCTACTCCCTCCCAACAGTGCCGTCCAAAAAGAGTCGTCGTGCACTGGATCCGAATGTCTAACGGTAATGACTTTGATGCCGTGTGCCTGAGCCATCTCTTTCTTCAGCACATCTATGGCCCGCAAACGATGAAACTCGTCTAGGGTACCGTGCCAGGATTCAGAAAACTTGAAGTGCTGATCCCCATGCGCTTCAATGACTAACTGGTGCGCTGGGAAGTACCCATCGTAATTGAAGGGCCGCCCTGTAGCGGAGTTGTATAGCTTAGGGTCAGCCCATTCCCACTGGTACGGGCCCAGAAACTCAGCAGCCTTGTCTAGAACTAACCTTTGCCAAGCAAGTTTGTTGCGAGTACGAAGACCCAGCTTACGGCAATAGTGTAGAACAGTGATCTGAGCCGATCCTAGAGATGCGGCAGCTTTAGCTACAATGATGGCCCCAGCCTCATCTGCAAAAGGTTTGAGATCATCTACGGTCCACCCATAGGACTGATCCGTAGATGACGCCACAAGTGATGCTTGGTGCTGGGCGGCGGCCTTGGACGCCCAGACAAGACAATCGGGCCACTTCACCCTAAAGGACTGTGTGTCCAGACCATGCGTACGAAGGTGTCCTGTAAGAGTCACACCCCTTAGCCCACACTCAGGGCACACAACATAGTCAACACCCTCTTGAAGACCGGCCCACTTCTCGTCCTCAACCTTAGCACGCACCATCTCCAAAGCCTTGGTATGCGCCTCGTCTCCAGCCCTTACCATGTGATGGGTAAGGGCCTGGTACCCAACAAAGCCACCACCACAGACTTCGCACCAGTGATCTGAACCGCGAGCCACATCCCGCTCACGGTACTGCTCAGTGGTTACCCGTGTCTTGCCCTTCCAACTGAGCCCAGCTCTCGTACCGGCGTCGGAATGCAATCGCTTGGAACGAGCGTCAAAGGCTTCCTTGCCGAAAGCCTGGACCCACTTGGATCGCAATGTGTTGGGACCCACCCCAATACGGGAGGCAACATCCTTAAAAGCTTCGTTCGTGTGGAACGGCTCAAGGAGTTCTGACTCAGACGCGGTGGACTGCTTGGGATCGTTCCTGTCCCGGGTAGAGCGAAACTGCTCCTCACCAAGCTGCTCTTTCAAGACCCTTCGGACGGTGTTCGGGCTAGCGCCGACTCGCTTGCAAAGGGAATCCAGGGTCTCACCGCCAAGAAAAGCGGTGACTAACCCTTCGGGGGTCCAGGAACCTCTACGCATACCCTGGACTCTACCGAAACCTCCCCAAAAAGCAAGAGGGTCAGAGCCAGTTCGTCTGACTCAGACCCTCTTACGACCCTAAGTGGTTGATTTTGCTTGGGTACTAGACCCGTGCTCGAAGGTTGAAGGTCATCATGATGTACAAAAGAGGAAATATTGGAGAGTAGTACATCTCGAAGCGTAGGACGGTAGGGTCCTCGTCGTCGATTGCTGCGGTCATGCCCGTGAAGGCTCCCACAATCTCCGCTTGGACCAAGCTCTTGAACAAGCTGGTCATGGAAACCACGACCTCGTTGGTGCGGCTCGCCAGGAACTTGGTTCCGATGAAGGAGTCCAAGATTGCCCGCGACTGCTGCTGCACGAAGTCCGCGATCTGCACCACGGTGGGCAACCGGGTCAGCACCGAGGTCATGTTCGTGGTTAGACCCTGGCGGATTCGGATGATCGGATCCAAGTCCTCCAGAATCGTGATACCAGCAACTGCCGTTTGGTTGGCCTCAACCGGATCCATGATTCGGGGGATACGGGTAAAGCCCTGGATGCGACGACGGGTGTACGGGGTCGCCACGTCAACCGCAGGTGACACAGCAGAACCCGCCACGGCAGCTCCGAAGAAGCTACCGTCCACGAGACTCTCGAACGACTGCCCAAGCGCATCGGTCAGGGTAATGACCGACGAATCCGGGTACAGCGCCAAGATACGGCTGGAGTTCAGGCCCTTGGCCACCGTTTGAGCGGAGGTCGGCGACGTGCCGGACGCAAACCCAATGAACCCAATACGCTCCGACTGGTTACGGATGTTCGACTGGACTTCGCAGTGTGCCGTCAGGTGCGTGAAGACCGCCGTGCTGGTGGAGAGCGGGATGATGATGTCCGGCTTGATGTTACCGGGCAGCGGGGTCGCCAACTCGTCGATGGCCGAGTTGAACGCCTGGTCCGACGCCTGGTTCGTGTTGGGGATCTTCAAGACCTGCTTGATGATCACCAACACAGCACCGTTCAGGATGGCCAAGTAGGCAGCCAACGTGACGCGATTCTCAGCAGAGGTCCTGCCGAAGTTCGCTTCGATCGTCTTGAGCTGCTGGAAGATTTTCGGCGAGTAGTCCTGCTTCAAGTAGCGGTAGCTGATGAAGTAGAAGTCCCCAACCGTCGGCTCCACACCGCTCGGGTTGTACGTCGTGAGCGAGGCAGTGTCGTTGACACCCACGCCCACCGTGTTGGAAACGAGAAGTTCCAGGCCACCAATCGAGTAGCGAGGCACCGAAGGCGACACATGGAAGGTCGGACCGACCTCCAACGTGAAGTAATTCGTGGGTGTGTAGCTGCCCGTTGAGGCCGGGAGAACCGTGAAGCGGAGCCCCGTGCGTGCATCCGTGTACGTCTGACCCGGAGTACCGGTGCCCGATGACCCTACCGGAGAGGTCGAGGTCACCACGTAGTTGTTCTGGGCATCCTCGCCAACATCGCCGTCAGTGCCAGGCGTGATGTTCGTACCCGTGGTCGGGTTGAACGCCGAGTTTGCGGAGTTTGCAAACCCGATTGAGGAGGTGGCGGCACCCACGGTCAAGGACTCGAACGTGATGTAGTTCTTGCCGCTGATGGGAGCCACGTACGCCACAGCGCCCGTCGCGTAACCCGCCGTATCCATGAGAACATCTACCACTTCTTGTGCCTCAACCAACGTCTGACTAGCGAACTGGTTCTGGGTGAACCCAAGAACCGCGTTTGCAGACCCGATGTTGATCAGGATAGCCGAACCCGAGTCGTTCGTGGTTGAGGTCAAACGAACCTTGTTCAGGTTCGCCCCCGTGCCCACGCTAGCCACAGAAGCTACCACCGCGTTGATGTCCGCCACCACCGCCGCAGCGGTTTGTGCCGGACCCGCCGTCAGCGTAATCGAGTAGTCCACGCCGTTGACACGGACACTGAAAGCATCGTTCAGACCAGCCGTGATGTTGA